CTCGAAGTAGGGAGGCTCGTTTACGTTGACAAAGGCCCTTAGCGATTAGTCTTGTCTCGGGCCAATATTTGCCACTTCCCTGAAAAGGGTACAGCCTCTCCTCAATTGGTTTAGTGAAGCGGGCGATTGCAACACAGTATCGCGGATCTCGAAATTGAATAATGCGTGGATCCGGGTCCAGTTTCTTCGTCTTCTCCAGCTTCACAAACGCAACGACACCTGCCACCTCCTTACTGTAGCCATTTCGCACAACGTAATCCGTTGCCCTGATATACTTAACGCGTTTGGCTCCCATGTACATATCCGGCAAGACATAGTACGAATCTGGGTTTATCTTTCCCAATTGCCTCGCCATTACACTCGCTAGGTGCATGAGTCTCTGAATACTACCTCGACTCGGTTGTGGCGTGGCGGACACCACCCGATTACGGATGGCGATTTCTTGGTTACAAGAGCAATTGCTATGAGCGTATGGCCGATACGAATCGCCAAAACGTGCCATAACAATTAAACTCTTTGAGTGTGCTTTTGCATTGTTCGTGTGACGTGGTAATGTAATCGTGCAGCCCGGCGCAATTGGTGTTAAGGATTTTCCTTCTGCGCACACACACTGCACGACAACGGGTTGGCGTCATAACGCCAACGACCGACTTCCATAAATCCCCTTCGCGGCCTTGTGCTGATCACGTAGCGCGCCAAAGTGTTCATCATCCGAGTAAACTCGTACGATGTCCTTAATAAGGGGGTTTTTGGTGAATGCGACAGTGAGGTAATTCTGCGTTAATGCAATCGCCTCCGCCACACGCACATTCAGCTTGCTTACTTCCTTGTAGATACTTGCCCTAACAATTCGTTGCGACGCCGAACTACAGTCCGTGAACGCCGCCTCGTTGCAAGCCTTTGCTAAAAGGTCCAGATCAAAGCCGTGCTCTGCAGCAAGGTCTTTGAACTGTGTCATGATGTCAGGCGCCACAGGTGTCGTGTAAAGCGCCTTCTTGATCGCCGCTGATGTGCGTTTCCATACCGGACATGACATCAGACGACCGCACAACACTGCGCTTCCAACGCAGACGAAAGCCCCTAGTGCAACTTTGAGGGTGAATGGCCCCGGCAGGTAGCGATGACATCTCGTTGCCACCCACTCGGGTACATATTCCACACACTTAGTTGCCACCCGCTCGCCCATCATAATTGAACGGGTCTGCGCGTCAAGCCAAATATATTGGCCGCCGCAGAGGGGATCGAACCAGAGTACAGGTTCGCAGCATTTAGGTGAAAACAATAATTTAGGTAAACCATATAGCACTGTAACTGCTGCAGTCACCGCCC